AGTCGGTGTAGCAGCCGAGAGAGCAGCCACTCCCGCGCTGCCGAACTGGTCCAAGGTGGCATAGAGGTCTGCATCACTCATCTTCCGGAGGAATGTTTCGGTCTTGTCAAACGCCCCACGCTGTGTGATGTTCAACGGCATGAAATATCACTCCGCCGTGAGGCGGATCACCACGTACCCGTCCAGTCCCTTGGCACGAGGAACCGACGAGCCGTATACGGTGGGCAGCTGGTTCAGAGGAGTTGCTCGAGCGCCACCGGCACCGCCAGGCACAATGCTTGCGGCTCCAGAGCCAGCCGTATCGGTCGAAGGGCTGGTTGGGTTGGCGTAGACTGAAGTGTCTCCAGGATCAAAGCTGCCTCCTCCTCCCGAAGTAGCAGCATTGGCAGTGACGCCAGAATATGTACCGACGCCTCCTGCTCCTCCGCCTCCTCCCTCACCGACCACTCCGTCCCAGTCACCCCAGTCTCCAGCAGTTCCTGCAGTTCCAGGCCCTGTGGCAGTCGGAGTACCAGCAATGCCACCTACAGCACCTCCTCCGGCTAGAATCCGGCCGCCGATGCCGCCCTGGCCACCGTTGCCCTGGCTGCTGACGGTCAGCGAGTTGGACTGAACCGCATGACCGCCCTTCCCGCCGGAAGCCATGCAAATTTCACCGAAAGACGAGGCCCCTCCGTCGCCACCGTCAGTGGTTACAGCTGGATCAGAGACGTGCTCGATACCAGGTGATCCACCCACTCCAACGACCACGGCAACGGAAGGAGGGAGCCCTGATAGCAGGCCTCGTACTCGGTGAACACCTCCGCCACCTCCAGCACCTCCGAAACTTCTGATGCCGGTGCCGGTGTTGTTCGTGACGATTCCTCCACCCTGCCCTCCTCCCGCACCGATGCACATGACGTCGTAATCGGTGTAGCCCTGGTCGATGTACTGCTGCGCGATGAACGGCACCCCATCGACCAGCCTTACCGCCAGAGGAGGCGGCTGATTGAAACTGCCAGCGAGTTCAAGCCTCACGCCATCACCTGCAGATCGATGGTGTCGCTCCCCTCGACCGCGTTGAAGATGCCGAGCAGACGGCTGACCTCATTGGCCTCGATGTAGTCCGCCGAATCCCGGACCTTGGGCGCGAGCGCCTGCGAGCCGACGTTGTAGATCGCTCGGACCTGGTCAGACGTAAGCGCGCCCGAATATACGAACGCACGAGAGACCTGACCGCCCCAGCCCGGACCGACACCGAAGCCCGTGGCTCCGGCCAGCGTGACGCTGTTCATGACGGTCGAGCCAGCGTTGATCTTTCCGTCAAGATATAGCTTCCGCTTGACGCCGTCGGCCGCGGCGTTGTCCTCGACGACCACTCCGTGGTGCCAGAGGCCGTCGCTGACCACGGTGGCGAAGCCGAGCAGGTCCGCACCGCTGTCAGATCCGAGCTGGCCGCTGACATTGGTGCGCATCATGGCCAGGACGCCGGTCCCCCAGCTCATGATCTGCATGTTGCCCGCGGTGTTGGTCTTGAACCAGCAACCAAACGACCGAGGCAGAAGCGCCGACGGCAGGCCAGCGTCCGAGGAGCGCAGGTTCGTCGCCGTGGTGTTCATCTTGGCGCCCGTCTTCGTCCCATCCGGAGCCGCGCTGTCGATGCTCGTGCCGCTGGTGACCGCAAGCGGGATATTCTGAGATCCCTGGTCCGTGAGCGCGCCAGCAACGAAATTGTGAAGCCTCAGCGGCTGTGCCGGGAATGCCGACACGGGCACCGCAGCTCCACGACGCCTGCGACGAACAGCGAGACGCACGTCGGTAGGCAGAACGGCCAGCGCGTGCGGCACACTGGCTGCCATGAGGTTGCGGATCTGCTCGAGCGACAGAACATCGTCGGTCACGAACGCCTCGTCGACGCGTCCGTAGTGAGGCTGGGTAGCGACTGCCGAAGCATCGCCGTTGTAGCCACCGATGTTGAACGGAGCAGGCGTACCGAAGAGAAGGTTCTGGAACGTAGCCGTGCCTTCGAGAACTCCATCGACATACACGCGGATCTTCGAGCCGTCGACCGTTGCGACGAGGAAATGCCACTTGTCGTCGCCGATGTCTGACGTGCCGCCCAGACCGACGAGCGTTCCTGCAGCGCCATCCGCCGAAACAGCCAGCGACGCCTTGTCCGCGTTCACGCTCAGCGCCCAGGCTCGACGACCAGCGACGGTATCGTCGAACTTGCTCATGATCGTCTGAGCAACGGTCCGCTTGGCCGTCCGGAACCACGCCCCGAACGAGCCGGTCTTGATCCGGAAGGGATCCGCTGCGCCCGTATCCGGAATATAGAGGACCTGACCGGTCGATCCGACGAACTGAGCCGCGGTTGCAGCTGAGCCGTTGATACCGGAAACGAACGGAACCGCGCCCTTGTTGGAAAGGTTGCGGGTGTTCCCCGAGGAATCGTTCACGTTGGAAAGATTCCACAGGCCAAGAGGCGCGCTGAGCCCCATTGCCGTGAAGTCGGAAGGCGACAGCTGTCGACCTGCGCGGATCTGACCGGCAGAACCGATCTCGAGCACCGGAATATCGGACAGCACGGACAGAGCTGCGCCCATCGGCCCCGTGGGGCCAGCCGGGCCACGAACGTTGCCCGCGTTGATGATCGTTCCGTCATGGCGAGTCAGGAACAGATCGTTTCCGGCCACGTCACCGTCGACGACCGAGGCGGCCTCGATCTCCAGCATGCGCTCAGCCGTAAGGCCTGTGATTGTGGTCATCGTTCACCTCCTCAGTCGGGGGTCGTGGTCGATACGGAGTACGTATCGGTGTCGGAATATGTGGCGTCGACGTTGTCCACGGTGAATTGCGTAGAACTATCCATCGTGACGTAGTCGCCAGCAAGATCGATGCCGGTCCATGTTCCATCGCCGTTGTCGACAACGACGAACGAGCCGTACATCGACATGAGATCGGTCATCTCGTCGATCTCAGGAAGCCGCGGATTGGCGACATCGGTTCCGTAGAGCACGGTCTCGATAGTTGCTAGCGTCTCGGGGGCGGCCTTGGTCGAGTCGATGGAAATATGAACCGTCGGACGGAAGCCCGACAGGCTTGGCGGAGTTCCGGTCAGAGCCCAGGCGAACTCCATCGGGGTGATCTGCTCCTCGAGCGTGCTGTACGCCGTTGGATCAGCCACCGCCATCAGGTTGTACAGGATGTGAAGCTTGTAGCCGTGATCCAGACCTTCCAGATCGTTGCCGACCCCTGTCCGGTACGAAAGGCTGAACGGCTTGGGCGGCTGTCCGTGGTAGAACATGCCGTCTGCCACTTGGGCAGAGCCGACGAGCTCATCAAACTCTTCGGGATAGGTGTACGCTCGAAGCTTTCCTGAGAAATCTCCCGGGGAAAACCGCTGGAGGTACTTGACCCCGTCGATGTAGAACGTCTGCGTCTCCCGGTCGTAAGATTCCTCCATGCCGCGAAGCCCATTCCACGGAACAACTCGTCCATCCCGCAAATATAGGACTCCTCGATCGACACCAAGCTCGTAGCGCCGGTCACCCGCCTTATCCCACTCGATTGTGGCCAAAATTCACCTCCTATCCCTTGGTTCCGAGTTGCGAACGACGTCGTTCGTTGAGTTCGCGGTTTCGCTGAGCGACTTCCGCTCGACTCATCTTCTTGGGCTTGGCCTGCTTGATGTTGCAGACTCGGACGAGCGTGAACAGCCGGTTCAAATGCCAGTATTGGCACTCGAACGGGATGTTGAACACGGTCATCCAGTAGTAGACCAGCTCGGCTGTGATGATCTCCCGAGATGGGGGAGCGTTGGGAGCATCACTGAACCAGGTAGCCGACATCTTCTTGTTGATGTAGTCGTTGATGTCCTGGATGTTCTCGTCAGAGAGTTTGAGATACAACTCCTCTGGAACTTCAGGCGTCAACGTCATGCACTTGACGTAGAAGACCAACTCCTCGTCAGTCTTCTCAGTCGTTGAGATGAACGGCTTCTCGTACTCCTGCTCCCATTTTGACAGTGAGACCAGAGAATGCTCCAGCTGGATCGGCGTACCACCGACGATGACGAATTCCTGCTTGGAATCGTCGTACGATTCGACACCGCCAACCTTGATTTCGAGCATCCTCTGGCCTTTCTGTCAGGAACCGCTACGGGCCGGGCGTGATGAGGGTGAGGACCTCGTCCGGAAGCGGCAGCCGCGCCACCGTCTCCGTGCCCCCGCCGTACAGCGCGTCCTCGAGCGCCGTCAGCGACGCGGCCGAGACGACCGTCGAGTCGACGACGACGAGCGCCGTCGGCTTGAGCCCCGCCGCGGCGACCGGCGTCGGCGTCGTGCTGACCTCCCACGAGAACGCGATCGCCTCGGGGGAGTCGTTGATGGTGCCGTAGGCCTTCTCCGACGGAGCAGCCAGGCAGCCGTAGACGAGATGGAGCTTGTAGCCGTGATCGGTGCCGTCGATGTCGTTGCCCTTCCGCGTGCGGTAGGACAGACCGAACACCTTCCGGCCCTGCTGACCGAAGGCCACACCCGGCTCGGGGAGAGCCGTGCCGTCCATCTCGGCGAACTCGTCCGGGTAGGTGAACGCCTCGATCGTCGCGCCGAAGGTCTCGGCCGAGACGAGGTTGAGGTACTTGATGTTGTCCGCGTACTGCGCCGACGCCTCCGCCCCGGCGGGCGACTCGGTCACGGTCGTCAGACCGTTCCAGGCCACGCCACCGGTGTACTCGCCCGTGTCGCTGTCGATGGGGTACAGGACCCCGCGGTCGACGCCGGTCTCGTACGTGCGCTCGCCGACCTGATCCCAGGTCAGAGGTGCCATGTGTTACACGCTTCCTTTCCAGTACAAGTTGTACACATCGTGGTTGAGGTCGTCGACAGCGAAGAACCTCTCATAACGACAGAGAGGCAGCCTGCCGACGGACCCGGGGATGGTGCTGTCAGGGTCTCGATCGATGACCATCACTTCGTACTGCACGTACTCATCGAATCGCTGGTTGTCCGCGTAGCGCACATCCTCAGTCGACCGCTTGTACACGATGCAGGGATACTGCATGGTGATGTTGGACGGCGGCTGGAAATATACGCGGGGACAGAGTGACTCAAGGAGCGTCTGCAGCTGCTCGCGGGCCATTGTACACCTCCCCCAAACGCAGGATCAGACGGGGGTGCTCGACCTCGACTTCCGTCACGGTCCAAGCAACCCCCATCCACTCCACGAAGCGAATGGCGAAGTAGTTCTCAAGGGCATCCGCATCAGCAATGATGCTGATCGAGTTTGAGGTACTGAGGTCCTTGTTCAGCTTCTCTGCTTCAGAGAGTCGCCGCGCATCACGAACCACGTCCCCGTAATACGAGAGCTCAGTGATCTCATCGACAAATACGCCGGGCTTCTGCTCGACGCTATTGCCGAACCCTACCTTTCCGAACCACCTCGCCACAGTTCAGGCGAGTACTACGCCGGGTTCGTGAACGTCCAGCTGTCCTGCTGGTTCGTCTCGAAGTAGTTCCCGGACGTCGGGGTGGCCTGGATCTCGAGGGACTCGCCGTCGGGCACGGTGACCGTCGAGCCCTGCGCCGTGGTGGCGCCGGTGTCGGTCCGCGTGAACGTGACGCCGGTCTGCGTCGGGATCGTGATGTCGCCGGTGTCCGGATCGAAGTCCGGCTTGGTCGGCGTGCGGAGGGTCGCGCCCGCGGGGGCACGGCGAACCACGAGCGCCGAACGGATCTTCGTCAGGGCACCGGAGAGCCGGGTCTCGATCAGGTACTTGTACTGGTTGTAGTCGATGTCGAAGTCGTCGAACATCGAGACGTCGCCGCCGCGATCCGTGCCGACGGTGTAGTCCGAGAGGTTGACGATGACGCCGACGAGGTCCGCGTAGGCCTCGTCCTCCATGACCTCGACCTCGACGATGTTGGCGACGCCCATCTCGGTGGCGAGATCGGACTTCGTGCGCCACAGGCGGCGGCCCATGCCGTCCTTCGCGAGGACGAGGGAGTTGACGACGCCGAGCGTGGTGTAGAACGTCGGCGAGCCGGAGCCCTTGTAGAACCGCATGTCCTGCATGATCTGCTCGACGAACGCGATCTTGCCCGCGTCGTCGGAGAAGTCGGCCGGGGCGTAGACCGTCGCCGCGTACAGCTCGTGGTCGTTCGCGATGGCCCGGATCCCCGCGCCCTCGTTGGCCCCCGCCGGGTCCTTGATCTTGTCCTCGTCGTCCACGGCCCGACCGTCGCCGATCAGGACCGCGCGGGCGAGCTCCTCGTCGAGCATGAGGCGCATCTCGCCCTTGAGCCAGACGACGACGTCGAAGTCGGTGATGTCGATGATGTCGTCGCGGTCCAGCTTCTGCTTCTTGTACACGGTCGCC